ACAGTAAGAAAGATTTATTTTGCTGGAGGCGAACCTTTATTGATGCCAGAACATTGGCAGATATTAGAACTTTTAGTAGAGAACAAGAGATTTGATGTAAAATTAAATTATAATACTAATGCTTCTAATTTAACATATGGTGGGAAGAATGTTTTAGATTATTGGAAACAATGGGAATATGGTAAGTTAGAAGTTTGGCCTAGTATTGACGAGATAGGAGATCGTGCCGAACTTATACGTTCAGGAACTGTCTGGTCTAAAGTAGAAGATAATCTAAAAGAAATTTCTAAGTTTGAAAATATCATTATACGTCCGGGAATTACAGTTGGTGCTTGGAATGTTAATAGATTACCTGAGATCATATATCATCTAGTTGATATTGGGGTCATTAGACCAACATTGAAGCATAAGAATTTCTTTTTAAATCTATTATCTCATCCTACACATTATCACGTACATATATTATCTGATGATTATAGGAAATCTACGATTGAAAAATTAAAAAAATTTATGGTAGATTATGATAGAAATTATGGAACTAATATCGAGCCATTGTTTATTCACATTTTGCATGAACTTGAAAAACCATTTTCTCCTTCTGCTGCTAAAAAGTTTTTAGAAATTACAAAACAAATAGATACGATTCGTGATGAAGATATCTTTAGAGTTATTCCTGATTTAGAAGACATACGGAGAATAAATATATGATTAAGACGGATAAAGCATTAAAAGTAAATGCTATTAATTCTAAAAATAAAAATATGTTAGAATTAGAGTATGCGATACTGGATATTGATATATCTGATCGATGGATATCTCTTATTAATAAAAATAACGATCTTAAACGTACTTTAAGATATAATTATCGTAGAATTTTAACAGATTTAGAAGTTGAAGAAAAATTTCAAGATTTTAAAAATAACATTCTTTATATAAATGATCATTATGATAGGAAATTAACTGATATAATTTCTTTAGATTTCTTACATGGAAACCAAGATATATTAAATGATCTACATGAAGAATATGAGATTTATGGAGATAGGCTAGCAGAATTAGTAAATGACAGATATTTTGATGATCCTATGAAGAGTGTATTTTTTAATCCTATCTGGCCCGGAATAAGACAGAATAAAATTTTACACGAGGGATTTCTTTTATTAAACGAACAGATACATAATTTTGAAGCAATATTTCGTTCATATGGAAATAATAAAAGATTCTTATGCACTTGTTTGTTTGATTTTATGCCATCTGGCATACATGAAAATTTAAAACCAGAAGATTTTATGTTATTTTCTCCCGAGTCACAATGGGGATGGGCATATTTAGGATATAACACTTTAGGAAAACATTGGGGTAGTGCGTGTCATGATAATGATATAGAAGCAGTAAAAAGAAAAGCCATTAGACCACAACAAAGATTTGCTGCTGAAACTTACTTGAATTTTAATTTAAATTCTGGAGGATATTCAACCCGTGTTAAATTATATAAATGGTGGTTAAAGAATAATTTCAGTGAAATACATGATCCAAATATGAGATTGAATGAATTTTGTTTAGGATTTATTCCAATTGCAAAATTTACTGGTTATAAGATTAATAATCTCAATTGGACTACAATTGATGAAAAAACCAATCAAGAAGAATGGAATGCTAGTGTTTGGAGTTTATTTGATACTATAGATTCTGTAGAGATAATTACTAGATGAACCAAGAAAAGATTATAAGAGTAGAACAAAGTAAAGATAGTCCATTATACCTAACATGGATTATTAACAATATTTGTACTAATCAATGTAGTTATTGTCCAACATCACTTCATAACGGAACAAATCATAATTACAGTTGGGATAATGCTAAAAAGTTTTTTAAATTGTTATTTGAAAGATATCCAAAAATTCATTGTTCAGTAGCAGGGGGGGAACCAAGTGTTAGTCCATTTTTTCCAGAATTTGTAGAAATTTTTCGTAAAAATAATTCTACAATAGGGTTAACATCAAATGCTGCTAAAACTGTTAAGTATTGGGAAAGACTTGCCCCTGATTTACAATATATTTGTTTTAGTTGGCATTCGGAATTTATAGATAAAGATTTTGATGAAAAAGTAAAAGTTGCATCACAATATACTCCAGTAACTGTTAGGATAATGATGCATCCTGCTCACTGGGAAAAATGTGTAGAAAAGTTTAATAGTTATAAAAAACAAAATTCTGTTTTCTTTGAAGCTGTCCGTATACATTATTGGGGCGGCGGCTCTGATCTAAATGCGTCTATATATACTGATGATCAGTTACAATGGTTTAAAGAAAATGATAATGATAAATTTAAATTTATAATACCTAATTATAATAAACCTCCGTTAATTATGAAATCAATTTTTTATTTTAATAATGGAGAAGTTATTGAATACGGTAACACTGTGAAATATATTAATAATGGTCTTACTAATTTTAATGGGTATAATTGTGCTATTGGTCTCAGATCATTATTTATTGATTATCAGGGACAAATTCAGAGAGGAAATTGTTCAGTTGGTGGATATATTGGAAATATTAACGATTCGGATAATATTCAATGGCCTACTGAACCTGTAAAATGCAATATAAATCTTTGTCATTGTACAACAGATGTTGAGATTGAAAAATGGATTTAGATTTTCCAAAAGAATTAATGGAATTTTATGAAGCAAATAAATCGTTTTCGTCTCCTGTACACGATAATGTTATATCGTCACGAGACGATATAAATTGCGCATATTATCCTATAAAGTTTAATTTTGATACAGAATTACTTTTAGAAGAATGTAAGAGCGTAGATCATTTATATTTTAATCATAGAAACCAAGATAAGAAAAAAGGATATGGTCATCGAGGTTGGCAGAGTCTTACATTGCATGGAATAGACAAACATAAGACAGAACATTTTATTAGATATGGATTTAATACACTAGAAGAAGCAAATTATCATTGGACTGATGTATGTGAAAATGTTCCTAACCTTTATAAATTTTTGAGTAGTCTTCCTTATAAAATATTTGATCGTGTTAGGATTATGCGATTAGCACCATATGGTTATATAATGCCTCATACTGATGGAAATGGTCGGATATTCAGTCCATTGAATATCGCTATAAATAATCCCGATAATTGTCATTTTGTTTTTAAAGACAAAGGAATAGTACCTTTTGTTGCTGGCACTGGAATGATTATTGATGTAGCACAGGAACATATTGTTATTAATCAGAGCGACGAACCAAGATATCATATTATAGTTCATGGACATCAATCAAGTGAGTTTACAAAATTATGATGAATAAAGTTTATTTTGAAAACAAACCATTACATGGTAAATCTGTAGTTTTTGCTATCGTAGACCAAGCCAACGTCAAAATGAAGCATTTTAATCTTTATGAAAAAATGTTAGATATAACAAAATTTTATACTAATAAATTCCAATCGATAGTTGATTGTGAAATTTTATATTTTGATAATATAGATCAAGCATTGAATTCTTGTGATGAAACTGATATCATGATAATTCAATCTATTAGTAATCATATATTTTCAAATGTATTTGTAGAATATATTGATGATTATATTAAAGAAAATCCTGAATTCTTCTTAATTGGATTTACCCTAGATTGGCAAGATGATCGTTGGCTTGAACTACATAATCAGATGATAGTCATGAATATGAATAAATGGAAAGAATTAGGTAGACCTTCGTATGGTGGTTGGGAAAAGAAAGAAGAATCTTTACCTAATTACACTCGTTCTATTGAAAATTTTCATGATCATTATACTCCGTATTGGATCAAAGGTGAACCTGGAAATACTTTATGTAGACACGGACGCCAAGGTTGGAATATTCTCAAAACAGCCTTAGAAGCAGGAATAAAGATTGATAATTTTACCCAAGAAATGCGAGATTGTAGATTATATCTATATCCAGAAGCAGATAGTGAAACATTTTGGAATTGTATACAGGCAAAGCAACCGATAGATGATATGAATCCAAATCAAAAAAAATGGATTAAAAGTTTTACCCAACCCTCGAAACAAATATGGGTTTACAATAGCGAACGCTATAGTTTTCCACATAAAGTTGAGAATTTAAAGACCTATATCGGCCCTTGTGCTGGTTTTAAATTTTTAGATGTTTTAAAATATTCTGATAATGTAGAATTTGTCTTTTATGATTTTAATATTAAATCTATTGAATGGCTTCAATTTCTTAGAGAAACATGGGACGGTAGAGAATTTTTAAGATTTATTAAACGGCAAGAAGAATGGAAAAAAATTTACAAATTTATTAATAAAGATATCAATGACAATCAAAGAATATTATTAGAAGAATTTGGTGGTGAAGAACAGTTGTATAATCTTTGGCAAAAATTTTTAAAATGTAAAGTTACTTTTACGGTTGCTAATCTTTACGAAAAAGAGTCATTAGAAATTTTATCTAACTATGTATCTGGAAAAACTTTATTTTATTATAGCAATATATTTGCTACAGATTATATGATTAGGCATCATATGCTAACTGAAATTATTACTAGTCATAATAAAGTTATAGATATATTTTTATCTAAAAAGAATGTAATATTATACGGAACTAACCCTCTTTCAGAATGGAAAATACATCAAGGATAATTTAAAATGACAAAAATTCTAATTTATGGTGACAGTTTTTCTTCTTGTGAAAATTCCTTTTGTTGGTCATTTTTTTTAAAAGATCAATATAATGTAGAAGTAAGAAACAAGGCAATTAGTGGATCTAGTACTGAAAATGCTATGATTGAATTTGAATCTTCTATTAGAAATAATGAAATAAATGATGGAGATACTATTATATTCCAACTTAGTACACCTGGTAGATTTTATTTAAAAATACAGCGTGATTACCCTGAAACTGCTTCGTTATTTTATCACCCAGTTTCTCCTACTCATTATAAATACCAATGGTGGAAAGAAAATAAAAATCATATTGATTGGTATTTAGGTAATTTTGATAATCATGTTAACATTATAAATCATGAATGTTATATACATGTTATGAAGAATTATGCTGAATCTTTTCCTAATCAAAAAGTAATGGTTTTACAAAATACTTCTCAGGATATAAAATTTCCAATTTCACGAACACTATCAAATTTCTATATGCCTAATATAGATTTAAATAAAATTGCCGAAAACGAAATAATAGATTTTAAATCATATAACGATTGGTCAAAATATACCGGATGGGATTTTAGAGAAAATCATTTGTCTATTCCAAATAGACAAATATTAGTTAATTTAATCTATGAAAGTTTACAGACAGGAAACACTGATAATTTTACTTATGATAGATTTCAAAAAAATATCTTTAGAAGAATGGAAAATTTAGATCAATACTTGCATTATGTTACTAATGGTTATTTAAATGATGATCCTAGAAAAAGATCATCTTTTCAAAAATAAATCTTAATTAGAAAGATTACAAATGTATGATATAATTTTTATCAGTTACAATGAGCCTAATGCTGAAGAAAATTGGCAAAAATTAAAAGATAGATTTCCTATGGCTAAACGTGTAACTGGTATCAAAGGAATACATCAATCCCATATAGTTGCTGCTAAAAAAAGTTTTACTAAAATGTTTTGGGTAGTTGATGGTGATGCTATTATTAAAGATGAATTTAAATTTGATCACATTGTATCAGAATGGGATCTAAATACAGTTCATGTTTGGCGTAGTGAAAATCCTGTAAATGGATTAATATATGGCTACGGTGGAGTTAAACTTCTACCTACTAATTTAACTAAGAAAATGGACATATCTAAAACTGATATGACTACTAGCATTAGCAGTAGATTCAAGATAGCTAATGCGGTCTCAAATATAACAAATTTTAATACTGACCCATTTAATACTTGGAGATCGGCATTTCGTGAGTGTGTAAAATTGTCAAGTAATACTATAGATAGATATAATCTTAAAGATAATAAGGAAAGATTAGAGATATGGTGTACTGTTGGATCTGAAAAACCTTTTGGAAAATATGCTATACAGGGTGCTAATCAAGGTAAAGAATATGGTATTGCCAATACAGGGAATGTTGAGATGTTATCTAAGATTAATGATTGGGAATGGTTAACAAATGAATTTAACAAACTCTAATTTTCAAAATATTCCTTGGAATGATATAACTAGTTTTGGACAAAAAACTATGTTAAATAATCCTTTATTTTCTGTTAGTTGGATATTAGGAAGATTCTGTAATTATAATTGTTCTTATTGCTGGCCATATGCTCGTAGTGATAAAGTTGATCACTATAATCTTGATTTATATAAAACAACTATAGACGAGATTAAAAAACAAGCAAGATCTAACGGATTTACAGATTTTCATTTTAGTTTTAGTGGCGGAGAACCGACTGCTTATAAAGATTTTTTAAATTTAATAGATCACTATGCTAGTGATACTGATTCTAAGTATCAAAGTTTCCATATGACTAGTAATTGTAGTCCGGGATTAAAATGGTGGAAAAGATTAGTTAGTAAGTTGTCTCTTTTAGATAGAGCCAGTGTTACTGCTAGTTTTCATGCAGAATTTGCTAACGAAATAGAATTTAGTGAAAAATTATTATTTCTTCTTGATAATCAAATACATGTAACTATTAATCAAGTAATGGTTCCTGATCAATTTTACGAATATTATGATCGGTGTAAACGGTTTCATGATCGTGGTATATCTGTAACCTTAAAACCTCAAAGTAATGATACAGCTACTGAAATAGTTAATGGATATACAAAAGAAATGATAGACATTATGCAGACTGGATTTCCTCAACATGTTAAGCATGATGCTGTTTATCAGATCGAATTAACAGATTTCAACGGAAATAAATATGAATTTGATCAAGCTGAAAGATTTAATGCATTTGGATTTAATAGATTTAAAGGATGGAGTTGTAATAGTGGTTATCAAAGCATAATAATTAGAGGTAATGAAGTAAAAAGATCATATAGTTGTCATGACAATATATTAGGTACAATAAATGATAGATTTATATTATTTGATTCTCCTAAATCCTGTATAACTACTAGTTGTATTAGTAGTGCAGATTCAAAGGTACCAAAATGGAAATTATAGAAATTAAACAAAATTGGCCAAGTGATAGACTGCTAATAAATTATGCAATACATAATGTTTGTAATTATAGATGCCAATATTGTTTTAAAGGATCTAATGAAGGAACATATCGTTGGCCTAATCTTGAATTAGTAACGTCAAATCTATTGTATCTTATTGAATATTATAGGAAAAATTTAGGAAAAACACAAATGCAATTAAACTTATTAGGCGGGGAACCAACATTGTGGCCTGAATTATCTTTGTTTGTAGAAAGATTAAAAGATAAATTAGGAAATAAGATCTCAATAATGATTACTACTAATGGATCACGTTCGGAAAAATGGTGGGAACGAAATGGATATTTGTTTGATCATGTATTAATTAGTTGCCATCCGGAATTTGTTAATACAGCACATATAATAAATGTAGCAGATTTATTATATGAAAAAAAAGTTCATGTTGATACAAGTGTCTTAATGGATGTAATGTATTGGGATAGGGCTGTTAATATAATTAAAGAATTAAAATCTAGCAAAAGACGATGGAGTATTATTGCTTCTCAAGTCATTTATGACACGCCAAAATATTCTTTAGAACAAGAGGAATTTTTAAAAAAATATCTCAAAAGAATGCCTAATTTATTTTGGTTTTATAGAGTTAATAAAGAACATAATTATAAAGTATCTATTATTGATAAAAATCATAAAGTAACAAATGTAAAGAAAAATTATTTACTAATACATAATTTAAACTATTTTCAAGGATGGGATTGTGATATTGGTATTGATAATATTAGTATACAATTTACAGGAGATTTAACAGGCTCATGCGGAGAATTTTTATATAAATTAGATATTCCATATAATTTATATGATATTGATTTTGCACTTAAATTTAATCCTAAATTAATATCTACAACATGTAAAAAAATAGGATGTTTTTGCGAACATGAATATAATACTAATAAAAGAAAAACGGAATAAACTGTAAATTTCATGATAGTTGATATAGATCATATTTTATATTGGATGGATGCTATTCGTAATAGTGATGACAAATCTAGAACCTTAGAAAGTTTTTGGAAAGGTCAAATACATAGCAAGATTTGGTTAATAGATAAAATTATATCATATGTACCTCTAAAATCTATTAAGATAGTAATACATGGAGGATGGAATGGTGTATTATCTAGTCTTTTATTCCAATCAAATATCAAAGTTGATAAAATAACCTCTATAGATATTGATCCTTCTTGTGAAGAAATAGCCAATACTATGAATAAAATAGAAAAAAAAGAACGTAGATTTCAAGCAATAACTTGTAATATGGTAGATTATGATTATAGTTTTTTTCCAGATATTGTTATTAATACTAGTTGTGAACATATAGATCAAGAAACATATGAAAAATGGTTAAAAAAAATACCTAATGGATCCATTATTGTATTACAAAGTAATAATTATTTTGAATTAGATGAACATGTAAGATGCAGTAAAGATTTAAATGATTTTAAAGAACAGAGTAATATTAAAGTAATAGATTCTTCTATATTAGAATTATCAAAATATAATAGATTTATGTTAATAGGATATAAAAATGTTTAAATTTAAAGAATTAAAAATTATTCACTTAGAAATTACCAATAACTGTCAAGCAAAATGTCCTATGTGTTCTAGAAATTTTCATAGCGGATTACAAAATCCACTATTAAAATTAAATGGATGGACCTTATCTGATTTTAAAAAAATTATGTCAGTTGAAGTTCTTAATACGATTGAATTTATTTACTTTTGTGGAAATTTTGGTGATCCTATTTTAAACAATGATCTCATAAAAATGTGCGAGTATGTTAAGTCTATAAATCCAAATTTAACTATCTCAATACATACTAATGGTGGAGCTAGAAAAGCATCTTGGTGGAAAGAACTATTCCATGCCTTACCTAAAAATCATAACATTCATTTTGCTATAGATGGATTGGAAGATACACATCATCTATATAGAGTAGGAACAACATATAATGATGTTATTGAAAATGCTTCATCTTTTATTAATGAGGGAGGTATAGCAGAATGGACTTTTTTAAAATTCAAACATAACGAACATCAAGTAGAAGAATGTAGATCAATAGCTAAATCTTTAGGATTTAAAAAATTTGCCTTAAAAAATAGTTCTAGATTTTTAGGAGATCCAAAATTTAAAGTTTTAGATAAAAATGGTAATATTACACATTTTATTGAACCACCAAGTGAATCGCCATTGTCTCTTATTACTACAGATATAATTAATTCTTATAAAGAATTAGTTCAAGAAGCTGATATACAATGTATAGTTAAAGAAAAAAAAGAAATTTATATTGATGCTCATAAAAAACTTATGCCATGCTGTTGGGTGTCTTCAATTCCGTCAACATACAATGAACCAACTGGTGTTATTCCTGAATTTCTTGATAAGGAAATGAAAGATCAATATGCAAATCTCATAAAGGACTTAAAAGGAGAGAAGTTTTTAGATGCTAGATTAGGTATAAGGAAAATAATTGATACAGAAGAATGGCAGAATGTTTGGAAAAAATATTGGAATGAGGAAAAGATGATTACGTGTGCTAGAATATGTGGAAAGTTTAAAGAAGTTACAATTTCTCAGCCCAATGATCAATTTATAGAGACTGATTTTTATTAAATGTTAGTATAGTTTCTTTAATACTATTATTATTATTAAATTTTCCACAGATAATCGAACAAATTGGATTTTTCCCAGAATTCATTGATTTGTTCCAAGAATTTTTTATTTTTGTAAAAGTAGTTGATTGTATTATATCTTTTATGTCATTTTTATGTAGATCAATTTCGTCTTTATTAATTGACTGGTTAGCATGTTTAACCCAGTCATATCCCTTAGGTAAAAAATCATCTGGAATTTGCATTAATCCAGCAGTATGACAACATGGATATACTAGCCCTTCAGCAGATATGTATATATGACTAATCTGTATTGAGAAGCAATCTATGTTAGTTAAATTTAAATAATTTTCAACTGAGATCATATCATTGAAATCTAAATTAAATCCAGAGTAAGTATAATCTGGATTTGTACTATTCTCTACTTTATTTTTTTTATTTTGTGGTTGATTTATTAAATTTCTATGAGATTTTTTTATAAAGAAATTATTGAATCCTAAGGATTTAGATATTGATCTACATTCTTCTATTTGATGTTCGTTATGTTTAAATGGTATAAATTGCCATTCTGCCATTGCTCCGGTTGAAATATAAGATTTTATATTTTCTATCAGTAAATTCCATTTAACATTTATTCTATATATATGATTTGTATCTTCTAATCCATCAACTGCAAATATTACCTTGCCGTTTAATTTTAAAAGATTTCCAATATCGATCCACCAAGAAGTATCTTGTACTCCGCCGTTAGTACATATGTCAATAGATATATCTGGATTATGTGTTAAAAACCATTTAATAATCTCTGGTAATTCTTTGTTCATGGCAGGTTCTCCCATTACTCCAACAAATGAGAGACAACGTAAATTCTTAACAAATTCTTTCGATAGTCGTTCTTCAAAAAACTTTTTTGTTAAATTTACTTGTTTAAAAAAAGAAAGATCACCATTTCTACTTTCTCTTAGACAATGTGGACATCTTGCATTACATCTAGATGATGCTTCTATTTCTATTTTCTGTATATCGGAATTATAAAACATTGTATTCTTCAAAAATAACATTAAATTTTTTATCTTTTAATTTTTTTATATAAGGATTTAAAACTGATATATTATCACAATTAATTAGCACTTCTTTTGAATTTATTTTTTCAAAACCAGTTATTAATCCTTTTTTAATAGATCTATTAAAAAATTTCATTAGTATTAAATATGCTTCATGTTTCCAATCAAATTCATCACTTTCAATTGATAGTATATATCCCGGAGATTTAAATTTAGGTAGCAATACTCTTACATTTAAATGTATTCTGTCTCTACTGCCAAAATTTGATGCCACATGTGTAAAACTAGTATCCATGTGATATATGGTTCCGTTGACTGGAATATGATAATTCTTATTATTATCAAAATCTATTAATAAGCAATATGGATTAGTAGTTATTGCTAAATGTAAACGATCGTCTGGATCACTGTGTGCTATATACGATTCTCCGGGAGAAAGTTTTAATAATCGTGCTTCACCGATATTACCTAGAGAATTTAACAAATCTCCCAAAGGCGAGTTTTGAAATTCGCTTTTAATATTGTAAGGACCACTTAATAATTTACCATCTGTTTCATTTAAAATTATACTACTGTTAAACAGTCCTATATCTTTAACTTGTTGAATTATTGGAACAATATCAACTTTTGTATCTAACTTGGTAATCATGAAATATTTATTTGAATATTATTACTGGGTAAATATTCCATGGGTAGGAAAAAAATAGCATGTATTTATGATACTTCTGAACTAGAAGTTGATAGACCTCAACCCTTAACGGATTCTAAGATAGAAGAGTTAATAAACAATATTATTTCTAAAAAAATGAAACATGATATAACTGATCAAATATATGAAGATTTTAAAATAGAAATGTGTAATTGGTTAAAAAAATCTACATTAAATAACTTAGTTGGATTAGATACTTTTAATCGAATTGATATTTGTAATGGTTGTACCCAATTTATTGATTCTATATATATGAGAACAACTCCTCAGGTTTTTTTAGGAGATTACAAATATCATGAAAGATTAAATAAAAATATCCAATATAGTGAAACAGGAAAACTAAAAGAAAATAGTCCATTGCTAATTGCTATGCCTTTTCCATTATCTGGTTCCCCACATAGTCAAATGTCTAAAATATTAGATGAATGTTTAGAAAAAAATATAGATGTTTATATAGATGGTGCTTGGATAACTTGTTGTAGAGATATTGAATTTAATTTTTCGCATCCAGCAATAAAAGAAGTTGCTATTAGTCTTAGTAAAGGTTTAGGATTAGGATGGAATAGAATTGGATTAAGATGGACTAAAAATATAGAGCCAGATTCAATTAGTATAATGAATGATTTTCATATGAACAATAGAGTATTAGTTATTATAGGATTATATTTTTTAAGGAATTTACCCGTTGATTATCTTTGGAAGATACACGAAAATTCTTATTATAAAATTTGTTCAGACTTTAATTTGACCCCAACAAATGCTATACATTTAGCTCTTAAAGATAACAGTCCTGTCGGAATAAGTCCACTTATAAGGTATTTAGAAAAATATGTATGATAATAACATTGATAATGTAAATATACCATTTTCAAAAAAATGGAACAGTATTGCTATTGGATTAAGTGGCGGAGCAGATAGTGCTTTATTAGCATACTTATTATGTACACTTGTTGATAAGCAAATGGTACATATTATATCTCACACACGAATGTGGAAAACTCGTCCATGGCAAGGATATGATAGTATTAATGTTTTTATGTGGTTAACATCTCGATTTCCTAATATTAGATTTGAAAGACATATAAATTTTATAGCACCTGATATAGAATACGGAAATATAGGACCTTCTATAACAGATGAATATGGAAAACTAGTTAGTGGAGATAATATACAACAACGAGCCTATGCTGAATATATTTGTCATTATAATAATATTGATGCGTATTACAATGCTGTAACAAGAAATCCTAGAAATATAGATTTATTAGGAATGGCCGAGCGAGATATAGAACCTAACGAACAAAATCAACATTTATCAATAATGAAACATATGGGAGTGTGGGCGATACACCCATTTAGATTTGTTGAAAAATCTTGGATAGTAAAACAATATAAAGATTATGATATTATGGATCTCTTTGATTTAACTAGAAGTTGTGAAGGAGAATTTGAAGGTTTAGATTATAAGACATATAGCGTAGGGGAAAAAATTCCAGAATGTAGAGTTTGTTTTTGGTGTAAAGAACGTGAGTGGGCAATTGAACAAAATAAGTAAAACTTTTTGTATGCATCCTTTTACAGGATTAGCAACAAGAGGCGACGGTGCTATACTAGCATGTTGTCGAAGCCAACCTATTGGGTGGATACAAGATAATTCTTTAGAAGACATTTGGAATAATGATACTATAAGAAGTATTCGACATAAAGTATTAAATGATGAAAGACCTAATGAATGTTCTGCTTGTTTTAATTTAGAAGATCAAAATGTAGAAAGTTTACGACAACGACATATAAAAAATAATATTCCTGAATCTCGGGTTAATCTTTATCCAAATGCTTTGTTAAAGTTAGAAGATGATTTTTCTATGCCTTTTGAGATCCCTACAATGGAAATTAAACTTAATAATCTCTGTAATTTAAAATGTAAAATGTGTCATCCATTAGATAGTACTAGTTGGAATGATTGGAATCAAGTAGAATCTTTTTATAAAGACGAAGACAACTTTATGGTCGAAGCAATCAATAATCTTAACCTCAAGAAAAAACCGTATTTAGATTTTTTTGATGATAACCCTAATTGGTGGAATAGTTTTGAAAAAATAATACCATATTTTCAAAGGGCAGAGTTTGCAGGTGGGGAGCCGTTAATGGATCCACAACATTATCGTATTTTAGACATGTTAGCACCATACGGTCATCAGATTGAAATCAAGTATGCTACTAATATGAGTGTATTAGGAATAAAAGGTGGAAGATCAGTTTGGGACTATTGGCCTAAATTTAAAAGCGTTGCAGTAAATGTTAGTATAGACGGTATAGGTGAATCATACGAACATATTAGAAGTAATGCTAACTGGAATATTATGGTAGAAAATATTAAACATATACAAACCATACCTAATATTACTCGTATCGTAGGTGCAGTATGTGTTCAAGCCGGAAATATAATGATATTAGACGAAATGATTGAATATTTTCTTGACGATTTAGGAATAGTATTCTACAACAATCATTGTGAGTATCCAAATCTATTATCAGCACAAGTCATTCCATATGATTTAAAAATAAAGGCTATAGAAAAATTAGAAGCAATTAAACCGAAACTTAAAGAGTTTAAATTGATTAAAGAAAAACCAATATTGTTAGATATAACTACAAAATTAATCAACGGAAATATTAACTATCTTAAATCTAGAGATCAAAGTCATTTATGGAAAAAATATTTAGAATTTAATAAAAAATTAGATGCAGTTAGGAATCAAAAATCTATCACAGATATTGTTCCGGAATTTTTAGATTATGTATAAAATAAATTCTAAGTGGAAGCATCAAGACTCTATTAAAATAGAATGGAATCTAGGTAAACGCTGTAATCTAGATTGCGGTTATTGTCCAGAATATATACACGATAACCACAGTCCACATACAGACATAGAAGTACTTAAACATACTGTGGCGGTTTTAAACGCATTAGAGAAGCCTGTACGTCTAAGTCTTACAGGAGGCGAGCCTAGCGTACATCCTCAGATAGAAGAGCTTCTAGAGTCTATAAATGCTGCCAATAATATAGTGTGGTTAAGTATGACCACTAATGCTACACGCACAGGAAAGTGGTATGTAGATCAATCAAAATATGTAGATCAATATGTATTCAGTCTCCATTATGAAAAAAACAGTAAAACATCACTCGAACATATTATAGCATTTCATTCTGCCAAAACCGATACAAAAATTCTAGTCCATATTATGGCACATCACAAATATATGCAAGAAGTAAAAGGTGGAGTTTTTAGTTGTAAGGCATTTGAAATTCCATATGTTATTAGGCGGATACGATGGACAGAAGGTAATCATGATCTATTTGATGACATGAGATACGATTATCATGATTTAGAATGGATTAAACAATCTACTAAAACCGCAGAACCAAACTGTATAATCGACAATGATGAATTGTTACATGCTAATGATGTAATTAAATCACATATGAATCAATTCAATGGGTGGTCATGTAATGCGGGAATAGAAAGTTTAATGATTAACTGGGACGGCGAGGTCCATAGAGCAACATGTCGTGTAGGGGGGTCTTTAGGAAATATCTATAATAGAACTTTTATAGTTCCTAAAGATACTATTACATGTACAAGGAATTGGTGTACCTGTGAAGCCGATATACCGCTAACTAAATGGAAATAATTAGATGAAGATAACAAATTTAGATCCTAAGAAGTATAAAAGATTTTTTGCGTTTGGTTGTAGTTATACAAATTACATATGGCCAACTTGGGCAGATATTATAGGACAAGATATTGAATTTTATGAAAATTGGGGTCATCCTGGTGCAGGTAACTATTTTATTTTTAATAGTATAATTGAAGCGGATACTAGATATAATTTTAATTCTGATGATTTAATCATAGTAATGTGGTCTACGAAAGAACGTGAGGATAGATATTCTAATGGAAATTGGATCCATGCTACAAATATAGGAATAGAAGAAATATATGGAAAAGAATGGGTTGATCGATTTTATATTGATTCTAGGTCTCAATTAATTAGAGATCTTGCTTATATGAAATCTATACCTTTAATTTTAGAACATAAGAATACTAATTGGTCAACTATGTCTTGGAATGAGAATATGAATAGTTCTTCTCTTCGACCATTTTTCCATAGATTACAAAGTAAAAAGAAAAAAGACGAAATGATAGATATATGGAAGAAAAACAGTAAAGACGTATATAATGGTAAAGATATACCAGAAATGATAGACGATAAAGATGTTATAAAATTATATCAAGATGTTTTTGTTAATATGACTAGCGTATTTGTATGGTTCCGTGATATATACTTGAAAGATCGTAAAGCACCCAACGATGATCTACATCCAATGCCACAGGAAGCATTATCATTTTTAGACTGGGTTTGGCCAAACAATACAATTAGTAATGAATCTAGAGAATATGTAAAATTTTGGAGTACGAAAATTTTTGATGAAATAGATAACACTAAACCTATCTTTAAACCTAATCGTTTATAATTTAGATTTTGTTACATGTGTATCTGGTTGGCAAGTGCAACTATTCATACTACATATACTAGATATATTAATAGGTAATTCTTGTTTAATAAAATTATCATTTAATATATTATATGATTTTGTTTTTCCAAATAATATCTGACCGCAGCTACCTTTAATATCTCCATTCCAACTTACATATATGGCTTCTTGATTAATATTACAATTCCATCCGCGAAAATTAGTATATCCATTATTGATATAAGTTGAATTTCCTGCTTGTATTTTTTTACCATTATCTAAAGTTGCTATACTTCTAGGGTATCTAATATTATAATTAGTTAATAATTTAATATTTTTAGAAAACCAAAAAAGATTAGGTAATCTTTTTAATTCTTTTTCTAGATATATGAGTTGAGAATTGTTATATTCTATTTTAACTAATTCTGTATCAACTACTGGTTTTGCTTCGATAAACCAACTATGTTTACTATTATTTTTCATGTAATTAATTGCTGCTACACAATCATCCCATTGATTGGGATCCATTAACACTGGAACTGTGACTTTTTTTCCTTGTTCATAAAGTATATCTGCTACTTCTATATGATGATCTATATTAGAATCTTTTATATGGAATGACAATACAGCATTATCGATAAATTTACCATAAGTATTCCACCATCGTACAGATCTAGAAGCATTTGAAACTACGGATATGTATATATTATCTTTTTTAATTTCTTTTAGGAATATACCAAAGTTTTTCCATAGTGTTGGTTCTCCTCCAGTAATAAAAAAATGAAAGTTAGTTTTACCTAATTTTTTTGTATATTGATCAAAAAGATGATTAAAGCTATTAACAAGCAAACTAATATTATCAATTGTTGGATGTGTCCTAGCATTAGAATCTGGAAAGCAATATCTACAAGAGAAATTACATACGTTATTTACGCCCCATCTTACTTCTAACGTGTTATCTGGTTGTGTTGATTTTATACTTACTGGATATGTCATAATAGATGAGAAATTTCCGGAAATATTTCACGAGATTTAGTATGTCGTATGTTGTCTAAATTATTTACATATTCCTTAAAATCAGGCAATAGATATGTGTGATCCTCGGCATTAATAAACCTCAATATGGCTTCCCATCTTTTCCAACCGTAGGGATTTTCTTTCCAAAAGTTGTCATCCTGTCTATAATTATTCCATAACCAATCTTTAAAATCATGAAACATAATTTGAATTTTTTCTTTATCTTCTTTTGGTAAAATTCTAGCACTAAGGAATGTTGGAATGTAGAGTAGATGTAAGTTTATAATACCACCACCTGCTTCATATTGATCCATTTTAAATTTGTTTATTTTTTTAAAATTTTGATTTAATTTCCATTTAGCAAAATCTATAATATGATTAATATTGAATATTTGTACAGCACAGGCTATGTGTACATGGATATTATCGGGAGTATTATCTAAAAGTTTTAAACTTTTTTCTATATCATTCCAATTAGTAGGGTATCTAATATACCAATTTTTTTCAAACAGCGCATCGATACTAAAGGCAAATCTAACCTGTCTAAATTTTGACCATATTTTTATTATTTCATTGTCGACCATTATTCCGTTAGAATTGTATCTTAACATGATTTTATCACTATATCCTAGGCGTATAATTTCATCTAGAAATTTTCTATGTTCTTTGATTATTAATGGTTCACCACCTGCAAAATAAATCTGACTTATATTAGGAATTTGATCAAATATCTCTTGCCAAAATTCTGGTTTCTTATACCAGAAATTATTAAATTCTTTTTTATCCCAACTAATCTGATTTATAACTACCTCACTCTTTGTAGCATCAATCATTTTTGAGTGATCTTCTATCCACTTACTACTATCGTGAGGACTACACATTACACATTTAAGATTACAAGTATGACCTAATCTCAAATCTAAATATCGTATAACTGGCGGAACTATTCCGTCTTCGGATGTTTCGTCAATTAATTTGTTAAAATCTAAACCTTCTTTATTCCATTCGTATAGTTCCCAAAGACGTTTACTTACAACACCATTTGATTCTTCTTCAAAACACTTAGTACAACTAGCAGGAATATTTCCTGCTAACATAGTTTTCCTAACATCTTTCATATATTCATTGTTAAAAGCATTAAGCGGTGTATCTTTTCCAAAATTAGCAGTCTCTCCGTTTTCTTTTTTAACTAATCCTACAGAATGATCTCCAGTATGTGCTCCACTAGCATTAGTAACGCAACATAGTCTAGCATCACCATTTGGGCGAGTGGCTAGATGTATCCAAGGTAGTACACAAAATGTACAAGAACCAGTTCGCTCTTTAATCATTTGACTATATTCTTTAATTTTATCTTTCACTATTTACTTAGTAATTAAATATTTTTGAAGAAATAAATAATAAAATCTACCTAAATAGATAATTTATCTTCAAAAAATATTCTAATAAATACAGATATGACACATCATGGACTTATATTTCCTTGTAATTTTTTAAATATGCAAAGATTCCTAGGAGCATATCGGATAGCATCTTTTTTACGTGAAAACAATTGGGATGTAGAAGTGATTGATTTTATGAAATTTTTTACGCTAGATGAACTGAAAGAAATCACAAAATCTAGAGTAAATTTAGAAACTAAATTCATAGGATTCTCTACATTATATAATGTATGGAATGATACGCTAGAAGATTTTATATCGTGGATAAAACTAACCTATCCTGATATACTGATCATAGTTGGTGGACAATACTGTGAAGTCCTTAATTTGAATGCTGATTATTATGTTGGCGGGTATGGCGAGAATTCTATATTAGCAATATTAAATTATCATTTTACAAATAGTAATGAAGAATTAAAACTAGATCCTAAGTGGTTATCGCAATCTAAAAACGTTGTTCAAAATGTTTATTATCCATCTGCCCCAATGAAAAGTCTATTGGTAAAATATGAAGATAGAGATTTTATTGAGCCAAATGAATGGCTCTTTATGGAATTTAGTAGAGGATGTATATTTAAATGTGATTTCTGTAACGTTCCAATGATGGGTGTAAAGGGAGACTGGACACGAGATGCAGAAGATTTTGAATTACAGATGAGAGATACATATGAACGATTCGGAGTTAAAAATTATTATACTACTGACGAAACGTTCAATGACTCAACTGAAAAACTTCAAAAATATGCCGAAGTAGTTAAAAGATTAGATTTTGATCCAATCTTTTCAGGTTGTCTTAGGGCAGATCTTTTAATCAGTAGATTGTCAGATAGAGAATTATTAGGAGAAATGGGATTTATTTCTCATTTCTATGGTATAGAAACATTTAATCATCCTTCTGGAAAATCGATAGGTAAAGGAATGCATCCAGATAGACTTAAAGAAGGTTTATTGGATTTACAATCTTATTATAAAAAACAAGGCCCGTATAGAGGACATATATCTATGATAATTGGATTACCTCAAGAAACAGAAGAGACTATCGCACAATCTGTTGATTGGATTTTTAATAATTGGCAAGGCGAGTCAATGTCTTTCTTACCATTAGAGATATCAGATAAAACACGCAAAAATACAGTAGAAAATCATATCAGTGCATTATCTAGAAATCCGGAAAAATACGGATATAGGAAATCAAATTTAGAAATTCCTCCAGATAACTTTTATATAAAGAAACATCATATAAGATTAAAATTTGCTCAAACTATTTACAATTGGCACAGTGACGGTCTTTCTTATGTACGTGCTTGTGAATTAGCAGATAACATTTTTAGAGAAAGTTTACAAAAAGATTTTAGATTAGGTACTTATAATTTACATAATCCAGGGATAACAGACATAAATGAAATATTAGAATACCCCCAAAGGATGGAAAATACATGGAAAATTGAATTAGATGCTGTCGAAAAATATAAAGAAAAAAAAATAAATTATAAAGAATAATATAATGAAGAATCATGCACTAATATTTCCATGTGTTTATCCTGATAAGATACAAAGATCTTTAGGGGGGCATCGTATTGCTTCTTTTTTACGAGAATATAATTGGGATGTTGAGGTTATAGATTATGTGTTACATTTTACTATTGATGAATTAAAAGAAATAGTTAGATCTAGAGTAACTTCTTGTACAAAATTTTTTGGATTTTCTTTTATTTTTAATGAATATGATCATAATTTCCTACAAGAATTTTTACCTTGGTTAAAGAAAATGTATTCGGATATTTTAATAATCTTTGGAGGACAAAATATTGTTGTAAATCCATATCCTGCTGATTATTATGTAAATGGTTTTGGTGAAAATGCATTGATGGCAATACTTAACTATCATTTTACAAATAGTAATAAAGAATTAAAACTAGATGATCGATGGTTATTGGTAGGAAAAAAAGTTATTACAAATAATAACTACTCTTCTGCTCCAATGAAAAGCCTATTAGTGAATTATGAAGATAGAGATTTTATTCAACCAGATGAATGGGTGTATACCGAATTAAGTAGAGGATGCAAGTTTAAATGTGAATTTTGTAATTTTCCTTTGTTAGGAGTAAAAGGTGATTGGACCCGAGATGCAGAAGATTTTGAATTATATTTAAAAAACATGTACGATAGGTTTGGAGTTAAAAAATATTATATTACAGATGAGACATTTAATGACTCAACTGGAAAAATAGAGAAATTTTCTAATGTAGTTAAAAGATTAGATTTTGATCCTATATTTTCGGGATTTATTAGAGCAGATTTATTAGTTAGTCGTCCATTAGATAGAGAATTATTAGGAGAAATGGGATTCATATCTCATTTTTACGGAACAGAAACTTTTAATCATTTAACTGGTAAGATAATAGGTAAAGGAATGCATCCGGATAGACTTAAAGAAGGTTTACTAGATGTTAGAAAATATTTTAAAAATAATACCGTATTATATAGAGGGCAACTTACTTTAATTGTTGGATTACCTCAAGAAACAGAAGAGACTATCGCACAATCTGTTGATTGGATTTTTAATAATTGGCAAGGCGAGGCTATAGTATTTAATTCGTTAGAGTTACAAGAATTTAATAGTTTAGATGCTAATTTAAGTATATTATCTAAAAATCCAGAAAAATACGGGTATAGAAGATCAAATATACCTATCCCCTCAGTTGACACATTTGAAAGTAAAAAAAAATATATACAGACTAAATTTTCAGACAAAATTTTTAATTGGGAAAATGATAATTTTACTTATTCTAGAGCATTAGATTTAGTTAATAAAATTTATCTAAAAGCACATAAGTTAGATTTTAGATTAGGTGCGTTTAATCTACATGTTTCTGGAGTAAATGATATAAATGAAACTTTAAAATGTGATCAGAAAGTTTATAATTGGTCAGCATTTGATGGAAAAATTTCTAGATATAAAAACAGTAAGATAAATTATAAATGAAAAATATAGACATAACTGACTGGACAAATTACGGAAAATTGATAGATGGTGCATATTCAAGATCTAATCTATTATATACTCCTAAAATGAATAAAAATAAAGATATACTTTGTATGTCATGGGATATACATGACCCATACCAGTATAATGATGGAAAAAAAAGAGAAGGTTTAACATTAGAGTTGATGGATTTCTTTTTTGAAAGAGAAGTAAAAAATCTACAGTTTTTTAAAGATTATGATTGGGTTCCTAAAATTTTAGATTTAGATATTTTTAATAAAAAAATATTTTTAGAATGGAATGGTGATACAGTAAATGATCTTATAAGTAAAGGATATAACATAGATGAGATTTGTCCTACATGGAAAAATCAATTACATAATATTTTAAATGATATTTTAGATTCTGGTTATTATAAAATGAGTTTATATACACACTGTTTTTTTATTAATAATAAAGGAATATTAAAAACTTTTGATTTTTATGCCTGTGTTGAGCGCAGTTATCCTTTTATAGAAATAAAAAAATTAAAAGGAATGATGGGAGAAGATTCTTCTGGAAGATTCCAAGAGGCTACTGTAAATGATTATGTAGATTTTGATTTTTTCTTTAAACAAGCTATTAAAAAATATATTAAATGGCCTGATAATGCATTGATGGAATTTTATAAGGAAAAATTTAATGAATGATTATATTGGTAATTGTAAAAATTTAATAGATTGGAATAAAGTTATAGAAAATTTAGAAAAATCTGATGAAGGTGAAATTTTTAACAAAAAAAGAATAGAAAAATTAATAGAAGATATATCTAAAGATGTAAAAAATTCTTCCGAAATCGAACATAATAAACAAACTTCTGTGATATGGAAAGAAAATAATTATTTTTTAGACTCGATCAATTTTAAATTATATCGACCTGGAAAAAATTACGAACATACAATTTGTGATATAATTTCTTCTTTTTTAAAAGGAAAATATTTAACGTCGAGTATAAGTAGAGTAGATCCTGGATTCACAGTAGGAATACATAGGGATTCAACACCAAATTTATTGTTAGATAAAACTGTTAAGAGATATGTTATTTTTATAAATCCTCCAGAAGTGGGACAAATCTTTATATTAGGAGATGAATGTTTTCATAATGAAGAATTAGGAAATATTTATGAATGGAGAAATATGGATTTATTGCACTCTGCTGCTAACACTAGTTTTAAATCACAATATCTTTTTCATATTGAGTGTAAATTTGATATATAAATATTTTTTATAATTGAGGATTTAAAATGGCAACATATATTGGTAATTGTGCTGATCTAATTGATTGGAAAAAAATTACTGCTCCGTTGGATGATATAGTTTCGGATGAACTATATAACGCCGATACGATGAGACTTTATGAAAATCATTTTCTCAATAGCACTAATCAATTAAGTGATTTTTTAAAAGATCAAGTTGCTACGAGTTCAAGTCAAATAGATTATAATTTATTTTTAATCAAAGAATGGTCTTCAAAGTATAGACTAGATACGATTGGTTTTTCTTTATATAGACCTGGAAAACATTATGATGCTACAGTAGATAATATTTTAATAAAACTATTAGGAGGTAATATTACTACTACATCAATAAGTAGATTAGATCCTGGCTATAATGTACCTATCCATGAAGATTATACTAATATAAAAGAACCAAACTATGATCCTAATAAAAAAGTTTGTAGATATGTTATTTTTATTACTCCTCCAGAAACTGGACAATTCTTTACATTAGGAGATGAATGTTTTCATAATATAAAAATTGGCGAAATCTATAAATGGGATCGTCCACAACAACTACATTGCGCTGCTAATGCTAGTTATAAGATAAATTACCTTTATCATTTACAAGTAGAATATTAAAAATATGAATGATTTATCTGGATTAACGGCATTAGTTACTGGCGGCGGCCAAAATATAGGATTAGGAATCTCGAAAGCTTTGGCAAAACGAGGTGCTAATATTATTGTAGCACAGCGTTCAAAAGAAATAGCAAACGATTGTGCTAAGATGATATCTAACAATTATGGAGTAAAATCTATTGCGATATCGTGTGATTTAACAAAACAAAACGATATAGACATGTTATTTAAAGAATCCCAATTATATTTTGAAAAAATAGACATTTTAGTTAACGGAGTTGGTGGAAGATTGGGAATTGATTCTATTAAAATAGAAGATCTAACACTAGATCAAATAAATGATAGCATGGATTTAAATTTTAAAACTGCTTTTTTATGTATGAAATCGGTTTTTCCGTTGATGAAAAAACAGAATTTTGGAAGAATTATTAATGTAACAAGCCATATCACTGAAGGTTTCCATGCCTATAGTGCTCAATACAATATAAGTAAACAGGCATTAGTTAGTCTTACAAAAACAGCAGCAGTTGAATGGGGAAAATATAATATTACAGTTAATGCTATATGTCCTGCTGTAGGTAATGAGAAAATTAAAGTATTAGAAGGCACAGATTTACACAACCTAATACTTAAAATGATACCCACGGGACACTTATCTACTTCTGAAGATGATGTTGGATCTATAGTTTCATGGTTAGCAAGTAAAGAGTCAAGATCTATTACAGGTACAATTCAATATGTAGATGGCGGCGTACATATAAATGGTTTAGGTTCAGATGGCGATAAAACTTTTCACGAAGCTATTAAAAAAACAACACGAGTGCCATAAAATGGAAAATGTTTTATTTTTAGGACAATTTAATGAAATAAATTGGAATGATATATTGGAGGATTTAGAAAATAAAAAAGGTATTAGTATAAATCCTGATTTTTCTAAATGGAATTTAAATACACCAGGATACTTGCAAATTTATAAAATATGGAAAGATGCTAAATTTAATTCTAATGCTATTGAATGGATAAATTATTATCCCGAAGATCACTATCCGACATCTGTTGTAGACTCAATAGCAAGATTTTTAAATGTAATTCCTTTACGATCTTGGATCAGTCAAATCAATCCTGGATATTTTGCTCCATGGCATTGGGATGTAGACGATAATGAAACTGAATATTTAAAATTAGGAACGCCAATAAGGTATAGTTGTTTTATAGAATCTCCTTCGCATGGCCATATATTTATAATTGGAAATGATTATCTTTACAATCAAGATCAAGGGAATTTATATCAATGGATAGATTATAAAGAATGGCATAGTGGGATAAATGCCGGAATGGTTCCAAAATATATGTTTCATTTAATTGGAATCAAACGTAGTTAATTGTAATGTGTATCTATTGTCGTATCCAATATTAACGCACCCATGATAACACAGTGGATCTACCCATTGATATAAATCTCCTGCTTTATAATTTGTAATAATATTATCTTCCCAAACAAAAATATGTCCTGGTTTAAAATCTTCTAGAAACATAGTATATCTTTTTGGATTTTTAATGTCTATTAAATGCGGATCGAAATGCATCGGTTGCATTTGTCCCGGTAATAATTTAATTATCCACCAAAGAATCTGTCTATTGTCATTTGGCAATTTAGGCAATACTATATTAAATTCTTTCATATCATTGGATTTTTCATTAAACTGCTGGAAGTAATGATTTGATTGACTATAACCTTCTCTAGCCCGTTCTAACGCTTCTTCCAATAATGGATTATCTTTCCATCTATACGGTTGCCATACAGGTGTTGTGTCTCCATTGTGAGATTTTATATGACTCATTAAATTTTCAGTTATTAATTCTTTATAATTGCCAATATATATCATCTTTTTTTACTCGTAAGTAGCACATTGAAAAGTTAGTCTTGGGCTATAACCAATATTAGACGCTCCGTGTATTATATTTGGATCATCATAAACCCACATGTCTCCTAGTTTATAGTCGGTAATAAATGTTTTATCATATATGAATATATGACCAGGTTGATAATCTTGTAAAGGCATCCAATATCTAATATAATTAGTTTTATCTGGTAAAAACACATCTTTATGCATCGGCATAAAATTTCCTGGAGTCATTTTTATGAACCACCATTGCTCGTATCCTTTTGTTTGAAAAGGAAGTTTTACTTTAAATGGAAAACTACGAGAGTCATATGAATGCCAATATGTTTTTGTTAAATCGTAACCACATTCTGATGCTATACGAAATTCTTCTGTATCAGGATTTTCGCTTTTTCCTGGTCTCTCAACGCCATCGTTTGACATTATATAATCTACCCATCTTGGATCTATCCAATTTTTAAAATTTCCTATAAATTTCATTAGTAACTCTCTAAATGATCTATATTTAATTTTTTTCTAAATGAATCTGAAAATTTACCATCAATTCTTAATCCGTAACTTTGCTCTATTATTTTTTCTCCACCATGCCAATCTTGATCATTCCACCATGCTGCTCTGGTATTTAGATAAATTTTATTTTTTGTATTAGGGTCCCATAAGTAAAATGCTTTTTTTGTATTTGGTCTAATATGTATAAATTCATTTCTATGTAATGTATACGTTTGGTTATTTCCTTTATTTCCATCAAAATCTCTATGCTCAAATGGTATACCATCAGCTTCGCAATGAAAAAATATTACTCTTCCTATACTGTCAAAGATATTATCTTCTATCATTTTCTCTACCCACTTAACAACATTTGGAAAATAAGCGGCTTCTTCCGTTAGTTTTCTTGGAGATGATCTTTCATCCCAACTACCTTGTTCCCATAAGAAGTAATAGATGTAAGGATCATATGCTCCCATAGCCATTTTTATATATCTAGTAAATTTATTCCTAATTCTAAAATCATGGAAGTCTTTATATAAATCAATACCTCCTTTTTTTACAGGATTATCATCAGGGAGGGCTAAGAATTCTTCTATTGCTTTATAAATTGGTTTCCAGTGTATATTATAACTCATGTCTTTAAAATCAAAACCTGGTTTCATCCATGTACCTTCTTTAGCAAACTCTCTAGATTCGCTAAATCCTCTATATATTTCTGGTTGTAATTTTTCAAAGGTGTCCATGTCTATATATGGTTCTATATCAAAATAAGGTTGATTATTAATCCCCTTAATCATGGGTATCTCCTATATTTTTCAGGAATTAAATCTGGCAAAGGTAATCCTTTATTTAATAATGCATCTCTTAAAATAACTTGATGTACTAGAGGAGAAATTGGATATCCTGGCAATATATCTGCCCACGCTTCTGTTTGTATTTCTTCTAAATCTATAGTTCTAGCATCAGGCCATTGTATAAGTTTTACAAAAACGCCATTAATTAAAAATGGATAATGTGCCCTAATACCACTTTTTTCTAATGGAATAATAGACCAGTTGTTTTTATATGCTATTTCCTTTGTCTTTTGCACTAATTGGCTTAGATAAATTTGTGGTTGTTTTGGATTTCTACCTATATCAGCACTACATCTTATCCTAAAATTTGCGGATGTTTTTTTATAAAGTTCTTGTATTTCTTTTAGGCAATATTCCATTTGTGACATATCGTCTAATGTATAACTAATATCTTTTATTGTTAATCCTAGTTTAATACAATTTTCAATACCTTCTACTTGCTTTTTTCTTATTTTTAACCCGTGATAATCTGGATGATTTAATCCAATAGTCCAAATTAGTTGTTCTATCTCGGTAAATTTTTTAGCATAATCTAAATCAGATAATCTAACCCCATTTGAAAGTATTATTGTTCGTCTAGGTTGTATAGGTAATTTGAAAACAGAATTAATTAATATATCCAAATCTTTTCTCATAGTTGGTTCTGCACCAGCTAATGCTAATCCGTATCCGTCATTTTCCCAAGACATTATTTGATCTAATATTGCATCGATTGATCTATCTTTAGACATATTATCTGGTACTTGATAACAGTGTTGACATTTAAGATTGCAATGATTTGTTATATCTATAAAATAACCTTTTGGTAAATCTATTTTATATTTGTAATTTAAATAAAACTCGGCATCGGGCTCTATTAAATTTTCGCTATAACCATGGACCGGGCAATTTTTTCCAATCCATATTTCATCGTTTTTTTCAAATTTTGTTCCAGAAATATGTCGATAACAATATTCACATAATGTCATAGTATCATTTAATTTTAACATTATTGGTATTTATGATAAATTAGTTTATATGAAAACATTTAGAAATTTAAAATACAAATATTATTATAATACTGTTCCTGGAGAATCTTCTTGGAGGAATAATTTAATTTATACAAGTCTAGTGTCAGAAGATTTTAAAGTATTTGTACAATGGTATTATAACGATGGAGTATATCATGCTGGACAAAATCAAGTAGTAGATCCTGCACTTATGGATGAAAAATGGCAAAGAGAAATAAAATTTTTATCTTTAATGGAAAAACATTATCCAGATATGATTCCTAAAATATTACATATTAATCAAAAAGAAAAGAAAATATATTTAGAAATAGATGGTGTAGATTTCTGGCAACGTAGTTTAGACAGTAATTCTAGTTTTGATAAAATCTTGCCTAATTGGCAAGAGCAAATGCTTGATATAATTAAAGCACATAGAACTCTTGGTTTATACAAATATTCTATGCATCCTAGTAGTTATTTTATAATAGATGGTAAACTTAAAAGTATTAATTACTTTTTTACATACAATGAATTAGAATCTCAGATATCAATTAAAGATGTTGAAAGCCATATACATAGTAACAGACAGATAGAAATAAAAAAACATCTAGATAAATTGGGAATTAAATGGGACATACCTCAATCTTTTGAAACACTAAATCAATTATGCTGGGAAAGTTTTAGAAAAAATTATCCTGAAGAATTTATTGAGAAAGTTAAAAATATAGCATGTACAAAATAATACCTTGGTCTCCTTCTTTAGATTTAAAAGAATTTTATGCTAATGCAGCATCTAGAGGATTTGAAAATAACGCCAATCAAAAGATGTTAGTAGACTCGTTTAATACTGAACGTGAAAAGCAAGTTTGGATTTTGTATTGCGGTGATACTGCTGTCGGCAGTGTTGCTGCCCATAGTTTTGATAATGTAATGGGTAAAAATAGTTATAGGATTGCTGCTCGTACTTGTGTGTTTACTGATTTATTATCTGGAAATTACAGAAACGCCTTACGAGGTATTAGTTGTATCACTAAAAATCAAAACCCAACAGCACAATTTTTAATCCCTACTTGTATTAATTGGGCACCTTCGGGGGCTAACTTATACATTACTACTAATGAAAGTGAAGTTGGAACACAACGACTAGTTCATCGAATTTTTGGGCCATCTATGGAAAAAACAGGACAGATGAAACGCATTAAAGATGTTGAATATAGGGGTGCATTACAGACAGTTTGGCAGTTATTTCCGGATAAATTTTTTGAAATTCTAAATAAATATCCTCAATGGGAATAAATAGTATTAGAGGAGAAAACTATGAATTACTCTAAATTTCTAGAAACTATTTCTGATGTGATATATCTAGCTCCATCACGTTGCGGTAGAACTTTTTATGAATGTCGCATTAAGGAAAATGAATCAAATATATCTGTTAGGTTTATTTTTACACAAAAATATATTGATTCCGATCATAGACTAAGAAAAGATAGACTTTTTCCTGATTGCTTAAAGATTCATGAACAGTGGCATCAAACGGGCATGGCTATTGGAACATTAGAGTATTTTTTAATAGAAAACAATATTCCTTATACAATCAATGATGAAAACGTAGAAGAATATGTTGAAGTTTTCATTGATTCAAATAACATTGAAAATGCAAGAATAAGTATAGACAAATATACCCATCATAATCATACTAATCGCGGATTTGATATATCTACTCCGGTTGATGATATTACTTTTGATAAAATAAACAAGATGATTGATGATTTTATGATTGAACATCCTGATAATTATAAAATAGTAATTACAGATAATGAAACAATTGAAAATTTATACACCTTATCTACTACTACAATGTTAGCAACTACCCAAAATTATGATTTGAAACAACAGCAAATGATGGCTCCGTTGATAGTATCAATTCCTTCTAAAACAGTAAACAAAAGAGATTTTTACAATACAGGAAGATTATATTGCAAGATCGGGTTAACTGCACACGATGCGGGATATCATACAGGGTATAATAATTGTTTTAATTATGAAGATCCGAGATTTAAGCGAGTTGAAGATGTACTTCATATGAAATTTAATGAAATAGATCACGAAAATTATGTGCTAAGATGCTTTATTTCTATAGGTAAAAGATACGACTACTCAAAAGCATTTAATTGGCATCCGTTTGAAACTAGAATCATAACTAGCAGACCAAAATTATCAAAGGAATTTATAAAAGTTGAAGCATAAAATATGTTAAAAGTAAGATATATTTCTATAATTTTGGACTCAAAGGCCCCAAGATTTTTTATTCATGATTCTGATTTAATAAAGTTAATTCATAGAGAATACATTGATACCGGAAAAATGATTTCTATGTTTGAAACTATATCTGATAATGATCGTCGCAAAGAAGAAATTTTTATTTTCAAATCAGAAAAAGATTATGAAGATTTTAAAAATAATGAAATAATAGCCTATATCTACAAAGTTAGGCTATTATATAATATTCATTATCATATTGATCATGCAGTAAAAATAGAAGAAATTTAATATTTTTTTAAGCTGCTGAACCGTTGTCGAGGTTAATCCAACTACTATTTTGATACCCCTGGAATTTATTAACGGTAGTATTATAGATTATCATACCATTTGCTGGAGTTAAGTTTCCTCTATTAGTAGTTGTATAAGAGCCAAATTGAACATACCCACTAAATTTACCAGATCCATTTACATCTAAATGAGTACTTGGATTTGTTTTATTAATTCCTAAATAACCATCTGAAGTTATAATATGACCTATTCCTGAAGAAGGGTCAGATGTAGCCTGAGTAAAAAAGATAATTGATCCAGGTACTGCACCTGATGAAACAGATTTGTTTGGATCAACACAAAATACTATTCCTGATGTGTTAATAAATGAATTACCATCATATCCTTTAGCTTGGAATTTACTAATAAAATCTCCAGAACTTAAAACTGTAGGAGAATTTAAAGTTCCTCTAGATGATTTAAATTCTATTTGGGGCGATCCGTATGGTGGATTTATTGATCCATTAATAGAAATAACAGCATCGTCACTATTATTTTCACCCCAATACAACGACAATTGATTATTATTTGACTTGCTACCAATTTTAATAATCTTATAATCTGTTGTTGGAAATGTTGATGAAGGAACATTACTATATAACGTAGAAGTAGTTATACTGTAATCGGTTCCGTTAATAACTAAATTTTGACCATTTGCTATTTTATAAGTAGAAATATTTAAATCTGAAGTAAGTGTCCCACCATTACCACCACCTCCGGATACAGTACTCCAATTAACATCGTAATCGGTACCTGAAACTTTACTTAATACTTGACCAGTAGTTCCACCTGTTGGAATTCGTGTAGCTGATCCAGTATAACCAATTGGTCCTTGTACAGTGCTTGCTGATCCAACAAAACCAACATCACCTTGCAATCCTCTTGATCCAGCAAAACCAACATCACCTTGCGAGCCAACGAAACCAGTACCACCCCCACCGCTAGCAGTTACTACTCTTCCGCCGGACGTAGTTCCGTCGCCCACATAAAGCAATTTGGTATCAGTAGTATAGATTAGTTCTCCTTCAGCGGGTGTAATCGTTACTCTTTCGCTATCGGTACCTCTGCGTATTTTAAGTGACATGAATAAACTCCTAGATCAGTTATTTTTATTTATCTGATCTAGAGATACTTAAATCCACTTTGACTTAAATTCTTCTAGTTCACGCTTACTAAGATCAAATTTCTTAGCAATTCCGTCCTCATCACGAAGGTCTTCAAGTAGATCTAACCATTTTTCATTGCTAATTATGCGCTTTAGCAATGCTACTTCTAACTTGCTAACCTTAACAGAGTCTACAGCATAGTCTTCAAATGCTTCGCAAGCTAATGGAAAATATGGTTTAGCAAGATCGTACATAGCACGAGCAAACTCCTGTATTTCCCACTGTGCATGGCTATCCATACGTAGACGAGCCATATGTAGAAAGTTCTTTAGGTTAGCCTTCCAATAGCACTCAGTATATCCACCTACCGGAAGGATCGCGCGAGCAGTTTCTCTAGCCAGGCCAAAGTCGTTGATATGACGTTCGTAGAGTTCATAGTTGTGATCCCACGCTCCGTGCATATCGTCAATGATGTGTTGTCTCTGGATGTCGTCGAGTTCACCCGCTCTACCTTGCTTATTGGTTGTACTTTGAGGCTTGAGGTTCTGCGGTTCGGGTATATAGAATTCATCGGTAATGACCGAGTAACGGGCCGAATATTCATTTAAACTTGCTGTCCTATGTCTAACTAATTGTCTCATCACAAAGATAGGGAGTTTAATATGGAATTTAACTTCACACATTTCGAAAGGAGTAGTATGCTCGTGCCGCATTAGATATCGTATTAGTCCACGATCACCTTGTACTTTCTTAGTGCCTTCACCGTAGCTAACACGGGCTGCTCGGACAATAGCATCGTCGCTGCCCATATGATCTACTAGTCCTACGAACCCGTGATCTAATACAGGAACATAAGACTTATCAGTATCAAAATTTATCTCATTGCGTAGTGTCATTTCTTCCTCTTTAGGATTCGGTTAGTGCTCTTAATAACATCTTTTTTAAGTTTTTCAACATCGAGTCTAAAATCAATGTGTTCAATCTGCTCTTCGTGTAGCTGGAAGAATTCATAAAGATTTCTAGGTAAATTACCATCATTTGAATTCTTATCAGCATCTTTTAGTACTACATGCCAGTTCTTACCATCTTTAAATGTAACCATAACACTATGTAGGTAAGGCAACGGTACGGCTGAAAGATCAACATCTTCAAATATTTCAGGCCATTGGTCTACTATATTTTTATTGAGGGGCCTCTTCGTTGACTTTGCCACGCGACTCTTTCTTCTTTGGCGGATCAAGATCATCCGCTATCTTCTTTAGTCTAGCTGCTTCCTTGTAAAGACGGTCAGCTTCACTACGATAGTCACGGGCTGTCGTTAATTCCTTAGCAGGCTTTGGCTTAGTTTGATCATCAATGATGACGTCACTCTTGCTTGGCTTCTTGGTTAGGTCTTCAATCTGGATGTCCTGTGTCTTTGTTTCTGGACGATTTTTGTGTGGCATATCAGCCTTAATAGCAAGATCGTCGAGTGTAACACCCTTCTGTTCAGCAATCATAAGATTGAGTTCATCTAGCGGAATCTCATCCACTAATGATGGAGTCATGATAACACCGCTTGTAGCGACCTTAACAAGCTTTCCTGTCATATGAAGTTGTTCCAAGATGTTTGATCCGTCGCTAAAATAGCGACTCGAAAGGTGATCACCTAACTCGTTGGACTGTTGACCCTGTGGATTCTCTAACTCTGTCATTAATGTATTGTGATACACTTCTGTTAACGAAGATGTTCCAATAACCAATGCAGAGAAAGCATCGCCGGGGAGTGTGCGATAAATCACGCACACCTTAGCCCCATTATGCTTCATCTTGCCTACATGCTTAAGCATCTGTAGGAGCAGCCTGTGGTGCAGTAGATTGTGGTGCAGCCGCCTGAGCAGCCTGAGCAGCAGCAAGGAATGCTTCTAACTTGGCATATACTGTTCCAACTGGAACCATTTCGTTTGGCTTAAATGCGCCACGCTGGCTAGCAACGTCAATAATGCTCTTCATAGCAGCAAGATCGTTAATATTTAATTCTGGGTTAGCGGCTGGGGTTTCTGCTGGGGTATTCGTCTCATCGACCATGTATGTCTCCTTTTGATGATGTATTATTATATAACCGTTTTTATTAATGGTCTACCTTATTTTTGGCCAAGTACGGACAACCTAGCAAAAACATAGTGGACTCGTATGGATCTTCAAATGCTAAAGCATGGTATCCAACGATCTTGTTATCGGATAACTTGGTTAGATATCCAAAGAAAAATCTAGACTTTAGATTTGTATAGATCCATTTTAGTATTGCGTCCTGCTGCTGATAGTAGCTCATATCACCAACATCGATTGGATCTAGGTGAGGAGGTAGGAATCGTAGTCTCCTACTCTCCAACACGTTTAGCGGGAGTACCTTAAACTCTTTCATTCCTTAAACTCATAGTGGCTGTATACACCAAAGGGTGGCTTGATAGTCTCATTACCATGGATGATGAACACTGTATCGCAATAATCAGGATCGCCCCAGCTACCGAACGGATAACCATCTGTAAACATGATGAACTTCTTAGGAACAAGATTCTCGTCCTTCATCATTTGCCAGTTACAATCAAAGTCAGTACCGCCACCACCCTTAGGCTCATAACTTTCAAACTCATGGATGCTGTCAGCAGTAATGTCAACGACATTGTAGATGTCAGTGTCAAAGCACCACAGCTTAATGTGGAAGTCCTTAAACTGATCCATGATGCCCTTGATCTCGCTAAGGAAGTCACGTGCCATCTTGTTAGAGATCGAACCACTCATATCAATAGCAACAGCAACGTCAATAGTAGTGTCGTAATTCATACCTGGAAGGATAGCATTAGTATGCCAACCTTTGCGTGAAGGACGCATCCAAGTATAGTCATTGCGGATAGTGCTCTGGATCTGCTGCTTGAGAAGTTCACGCCAATCAATCTTAGGCTCAGTGAGCTCGCTAATCAAACGACGCACACCTGAGGGGATATTACCAGCGGAACTCTGTGCAGCACTGATCATCGCTTCTTTCATCTCATCGCGGATCTTGCGTAGTTCATCCTTAGTATACTTCTTACGCTTGCTCTTGCCTTCCTTATCATCATCTCCTTCACCGTCTTGATCGAGATGCTGATCCAATAGTTCGCCAAGTTGCTGTAGTTGCTGTAGATCATACTTGCTGTGGATGATATCGTAGATCTCTTCAGCACTCTTGCCACGATACTTGTTATCTTGGAAGATTTTAACCTGTACAATCTTATCACCAATGCGATCGTCTACAAGGATCTGATTGATAGCATAGTCGCAAGCGATATTCCAGATGTCAGGCTCGCGATTGTTACGGCGACCCATATGATCAAATACATTGTGGAGAACCTCATGGCAAAACAGAAACTCTGTCTGCTTAGGGGTCAACTTATCAACGAACGTAGTGTCGTAGTAAAAGTGACGACCATCAGTTGCTGCGGTATTGATATGTGGGTCGTCAGTACAATCTACCATACGTAACCGTGTAGCGAGATTACCAAAGAAACTATGACGGAGCAACAGTCCAACGCGGGCTGTAATAAGTTTCTCTTCGATTTTACGACCTTCAATACGTGGGGATTTAGCAACTGCGGTAGCCATGAGATTCTCCTGTGTTATATACATATAATAGCACAGTTAACTGGATTGTCAACTGTGCTAGAATTGCTTACTGGTTAGCAGCGATCACATACTTGCCGAAGCGATCGTGAAACTCATCGAAGTTCTTCAACCTGCTAGGATCAATTGGTAGATCGTAGCTCGAAAGCGCAATCTTAGCACCCATAACAGTGAGCTCAGTCTCGAAGTTATCCATCATGAAGCGGAAGAAGTTGTCTGCCATCTCGTTCCAGTTAGGAACTTTCTTCTGATCAGCATCCTTAAGTTCGTAGCAGAGGGAGACAGTTAGCGAATACATCGCGCTAATCTCCTTGACCTTAAGTTCCTTAACCTTGCCCTTTAGGATGTCGGAAGGATTAGGCATACGTCCAGCAACCTTACGGTGTGCCATGAACTTTACACCAGTGCCCTCACCAACAGCGCCGCTAACTAGATCGGCAAGTGTAGCATCACCTAGATCATCGTCGAGCAACTCGCTAACGAAACTCCAAGAACGCGGCGTAGCAAACGAGCGGCTAGCAGTTTTAGGATCGAAATCGTACAAGTCCTGCTTGGCAAAGCTGATGTAACCAACAACGTCCTTGTGGATCTTGTTAGCAACAGCCCACTGGAACCAGTCATCAAAGTCAACACGTAGTTCAAGATGTACGAAACGATTAGCAAGCGGAGCAGGCATACGATAAGTAACGCCCTTGTCTGCTTCACGGTTACCAGCAGCAACAACGATCACATTGTCGGGTAGTTTGTAAGTGCCAACTCGACGATTGAGAACAAGCTGATAAGCAGCAGCCTGGACGCTGGGAGGAGCACTATTCATCTCGTCTAGGAACAAGATAACAACTGGATGCTTGGCAGCAAGTTCCTCAGTAGGAAGTTCTACGGGAGGCGCCCAGCTCATCGTGCTATCTGTTGAGTTAAAGTAAGGGATACCCTTGATGTCAGTTGGCTCCCAGAGCGACAAGCGCACGTCGATAACATGGGCATCCATCTCAGCACCAAGCTGATGAATAGCATCGGACTTGCCAATGCCTGGAGGGCCCCAAAGGAATACTGGACGACGCTTCTTGAAT